GAGCTGCAGCAGCTGAACGACGCCCGCATCGCCGTCCTGTTGGGGGTGCCGCCGTTCATCGTCGGGCTGCCGCAGCAGGGCGACCCGATGACCTACTCGAACGTCACCAGCGTGTTCGACTTTCACTGGCGGGCCGGGCTGCGGCCGAAGGCGCAGATGCTGATGGGCGCCCTCAGTCAGTTCGCGCTGCCGCGCGGGGTGCGGGTCGAGGTGAACCGGGACGCCTACATCGAGCCGGAACCTTTGCAGCGGGCGCAGACAGCGCAGATCCTGGCCGGCATCGTCGACCCCGTCACCGGCCAGCAGGCGCTGACCGTGCAGGAGATCCGGGCCGCCGAGCGTTTGGACAACTCGGCGCCCGCCGACGTCTCCCAGGGGGTTCTGAGATGACCGAAACGCAGACAGCAGTGGGCGAGCTCGAGTTCCGGTCGTCGCAGCTCGCCGACGTCAACTACCCGAAGCGGCTGATCGAGCTGATCGTGATGCCGTACGAATCCGAGACCTCCGTCGCCTACCGGGGCCGGGCAATCACCGAGATCTGCAGCCGTGGCGCCTACGCCGGCGTCGAGCAGCGCACCAGCCAGATCAAGGTCAACCGCGGCCACCTGATCGACATGGCGGTCGGCAAGACCGTCGCCCTGCACCCATCCCGGCACGAGGGGCTCGTCGCCGAGATCCGGATCAGCCGCACCGAGCTCGGCGAGGAGACCTTGATCCTGGCCGACGACGGCATCCTCGAGGCGTCGGCCGGGTTCGAGCTGCTCCGCCAGGACGGCGGCCGCGGCCCCGTCTACCCCGACGCCGAGGTCTGGGAGACCCGTTCCCGCCGCCGCCTCAACAAGCTGCGGCTCGACCACATCGCGATGACCCCCGACCCGGCCTACCCCGGCGCCCGTGTTCTCTCGGTCCGCAGCGACCGGCAACCCACCGAGCCGGCTCAGCCGGCGACGCCGAACCGGGACCGGCTCGAGATCGAACGGCTGCGGGCGGAGCTGGCGGCGTTGGACGCCCGCTGGGGCGTCCGTTAGCATTACGAACGCACGTTCGTCCTCCTCACCGGCCAGAGACCCAAACCGCAGAGCGGGGCCGGTGTAGACGGGAAGGCGCGACGCGCAGACGGGATCCCGCAGTCCCTGTTCGCGCTACCCGAAGGAGGACCCCTGATGGGGGCAACAGACCAGATGCTCGCGCGTTACGTCGCGGAGATCGAGGAGCGGCAGCAGTTCATCGACGGGCTCGTCGCGTCGAGCGGCGACGGCGACCTGTCCGACGAGAAGCTCGAGCTCGTCACCGAAGCCCGCAAACGGATGGAGACCGTCAGCGGCCTGATGGCGCCCTTGGAGGAGGCGCGCCGGATCAGCGGCGACTCCGCGAAACGGATCGCCGAGATCGCCCGCTACATGAACGACAAGCCGAAGGAGCCGACCGAGGTCGAGTACCGCTCCGCGGGCGAGTACACGATCGACATGTGGCGGGCCGGGCTCGGCCAGGAGGAGGCCCGCAGACGGCTCGACCTCTACAACCGGGCCGCCGCCCACCAGACGACCGCGGACAACCCGGGCCTGCTGCCGGCGCCGATCCTCGGGCCGGTCGTCAACTTCATCGACGCCGCCCGCCCGCTCGTCGGGCAGCTCGGGCCGCGGCAGCTGCCGACCGGGTCGTTCAGCCGGCCGAAGATCACGCAGCACACCGCCGTCGCCGCCCAGTCGGCGGAGAAGGCGGAGCTCACCTCGCAGAAGATGATCATCGGCAAGCTGACGGTCACCCCGGTGACTCTGGGCGGCTATGTGAACGTGAGCCGCCAGGACATCGACTGGACGCAGCCGTCGGTGATGGACATCGTCATCTCGGATCTGGCGGCGCAGTACGCGATCCTGACCGAGAAGACGGCGGTGCAGGCGTTCTACGCAGGCGGCACCGCCGGCCCGACGATCCCCGCCACCCCCGACGCCGCTGCTGTCGCCGGCGCACTCTGGACCGCCGCCGCGTCCGTCTACACCGCGACGAAGGGGCAGGGCCGGCTGATCGCCGCCGCGTCCCCGGACGTGCTGGGGATCATCGGGCCGCTGTTCGCGCCCGTCAACCCGACGAACGCACAGTCGACCGGCTTCAACGCCGCCGACTTCGGCCAAGGCGTGATGGGCAACGTCGCCGGCATCACCGTCGTCGTCACCTCCGGCTTCGCAGCCGCCAAGAGCCTGATGGTTCTGTCGACGGCGGCGGCGGAGGTGTACGAGGATCGGATCGGTTCGCTGCAGGTCGTCGAGCCGTCTGTGCTCGGCGTCCAGGTCGCCTACGCCGGCTACTTCGCCGACCTGATCGTCGACGCCGGCGGGATCATCAAGGTGACCGTCACATGAGCAGCCCCGACGTTGTCGACACTGGCGGGGCTGTCTTCGACGACCCGAACCGGGAGGCGGTTGGTCTCGACCCGGCCTGGGTCGAAGGCAGCGGCGGCGAGCCGGGCGAGCTCACGGTCGAACCGGCGGCCGCCGAAACCGACACGTCCGACCTGGACGCGATGACGAAGGACCAGCTGCTCGAGTACGCCCAGTCCCGGGGCATCTCGCCGGCGAACGCCGGGATGACGAAGGACGAGCTGAAGGCGTCGATCCAGGCGGCCGAAGGCTGAGGTGGGGTACGTCGACGTCAGCGAGCTGCAGCGCGTGCTGCGGATCGACGCGCCAACAGCTGCGCAGACGACGGCGATGAACCGTGTTCTCGACGCGGCGGCGGAGGAGATCGACTGGGAGCTCGACTACACGGTCGACACACCTGCCCCGGATCCTCCGCCGCCGATCGTCGTCGACGTCAACCTCGACCGGGCCGTCGAGCTGTGGCGGCTCAACTGGAGCCCCGGGTTCGGCGCCATCCCTGTCGGGCCCGACAACCTGCCGATCATCACCGCCCGCGACGGCTGGTACCGCCACCACCTCCGCCTGCTGCCGCTGAAGACGAGCTGGGGCGTCGGGTGACCCTGCAGGAGGCCGTCGACGCGATGACCGCCGCCCTGCAGCCGCTGACCGTCGAGATCCCCGAGCTGCAGATCTACGGCTACTGGAACCGCAACCCGACACCGCCGTCCCTGGACATCTACCCGGGCGAGCCGTTCCAGGAAGGCGCCGGCTACGGCGTCGGCGACAAACGCGTCTACTGGACCGTCCGCGCCCGCGTCTCGGTCGCGGACCAGGAGGCCGGCACCCGGCTGCTGCTCAGGTTGCTCGACACGAATGACGCGGCGTCGGTCGAGGCGGCGCTCGCCGACCAGGACGTCGCGGTGATCGGCAGTGACGGGTCCGTGTCCGGGTTCCGCACCTACTCGGACGTCAGCGATGCCGACCTGCTCGGCACCGAATGGAGAGTCGAGATGTTCGTATGAAAACGACCTACAAAGTCACCGGCTCGAGGCCCTACCGCGGCCACCGGCCGGGCGAGGAGTTCACCGCCGAGCTCTCCGAGGACGAGGAGCGCCGCGCCCTGGAGCGCGGCTCGATCGCCGTCGCGAAGGCCCGGTCATCGAAGAAACAGGACAAGGAGGAGACGAGCGATGAGTAAACGGATCGCGCTGAAGGACGCCGTCTCGGTCGACGCGGTCGATCTGTCGAACCTCGCCCGGGCCGTCACGTTCTCGAGCGAGCACGACCAGGTCGACGTGTCCGGGTTCTCCGCGACCGGCGTCAACGAATACCTGGCGGGCCCGACGACCCAGTCGGTCACCGTCACGTTCTTCGGGTCGTACGGCACCGGCGAGGTGCACGCGACGCTGTACCCGATCCACCGCGACCGTGAGACGGTCCCGTTCGCGTGGCGGCCCGACCAGACCACCGTCGTGTCAGCGACGAACCCCGAGCTGCGCGGCAACGTGATGCTGTACACGTACGGGCCGGGCGCGACCCGCGGCGACGTCGACACGTTCGACGCGACGTTCGTGTCGGCCGACGAGGACGGGCTCCAGTTCTTCGACACACCGGCCGCCTAAGTGCCGACCAGTGAAACCGTTGCCGTCCGCGGCTACAAGGAGCTCGTCAAAGCGTCCATGCTGGCCGACCGTGCCTTGCGGAAGGAGATGCGGGACACGTTCCGTACCGTCGGCGAGCCGGTGCGGTCCGAAGCCGCAATCCGGTTCAGCACGATCGACGCACGGTCGGCGGCCGGCTACCGGGTCCGTGTCCGGCAACGCGGCGTCATCGTCGAGCAGAGCCTGCGCAAGACGACCGGCAAGCACCCGGAGTACGGAAAGCTGCAGATGAGACGGGCGCTTCTGCCGGCGCAGACCCATCAGGAGCCGGCCACCTTGCGGCGGATCGAGCAGGCCGTCGACCACGTCTGCGACCTTTGGGAGCGGAGCTACCCGTGAACTGGCTCGTGATCGAGAACATCCGGCCCTGGGACGGCCGCTACGAGTTCGCGACCCCGGACCTGTGGACGACCCGCGAGTGGGGCTGGGTCAAGAGACTGTCCGGCTACCTGCCGATGACGGTTGAGGACGGCTGGAGCGGCGGCGACCCGGAGCTGTTCGCCGTGATGGCGATCATCGCGCTGCACCGCGCCGGCAAGGTCAGCGCCGCCGAGGCGCCCGGCCTGTTCACAGACCGGTTCGCCGACGTTCCGTTCGGCGCCACGATCCGGCTCGAAGCCGACCAGGAGGAGACGGAGCCCGAGGAGACCGATGCGGGCCCCCCGACCTCAAGCTCCAGCGGGAGCTCGAGCGCCAATGGCGACGATTCGAGACCGAGTTCGGGCCGGTCGGCGCTGATCCCGCCCGCCTCTGGGATCCCCGCCTCGGCTACTTCAACGTCAGCCCGGCCGGCGTCGGCGAGATGACGCCGGCGCAGCTGCTGGCCTGCGCCGACCTGTTCCAGGCGATCCACGCCCGCGAGGCGCTCGATGCCTAGAACGATCTCGGTCGAGATCATCGGCGACGCCAGCTCGCTCGAGCGCAGCTTCAAACGGGCGTCGCGGGACGCCGCCAAGTTCGACCGCAGCATGGACCGCACCTTCCGCGGCGTCATCGCCGGCAGCGGCGCCTTCCGCTCGCTCGGCCGCAGCGTCGCGTTCGCGAGCTCGGCGTTCCTCGGCGGCGCCGGCTTCGTCGCCGCGATCACCAGCACCATCAAGGCGGCCGAGAACTCGCAGAAGGTGCTCGGGCAGACGAGGAACGCAGTCCAGCGGTCGGGGCTGTCGTGGCGTGAGTACGGGAAACGGATCCAGGACGTCTCGAAAGCAACCTCGCAGCTCAGCGGCTTCGACGACGAACGGCTGCTGTCGACGTTCTCGAACCTCGTCCGCCGCACCGGCAACGTCAACGAAGCTTTGAAGCTGAACGCGTTGGCGGCGAACGTCGCGCGGGGCCGCAACATCGAGCTCGAGCAGGCGCAGCAGCTCGTCCTGAAAGCGTCGATCGGGAACGTCGGCGCGCTCCGCAGGCTCGGCATCAACCTCGACAAGAACGCGACCTCGGCGCAGGCGCTCGACCTCCTACAGCGGAAGTACGCGGGCTCCGCGGCCGCCTACGGGAAGACCGCCGCGGGTGCGCAGGACCGGTTCCGGGTCGCGGTCGAGAACCTGCAGGAAGCGGTCGGCAAGCAGCTTTTGCCGTCGATTGCGAACTACCTGAACAAGGGCGCCGACTGGCTCAATCAGACGAAGAACCAGAAGCAGGTCGCTGACGACGTCCGGCAGGTGCTGCAGGTGCTGAAGACGGTGATCGACAACGTCAAGGGCGCGTTCGAGGGGCTCAACAAGATCACCGGCTCGACGACCGCCACGGTCAAGCTGCTGTTCGCGGCGTTCGTCGCGTTCAAGACCGCCAAGATCGCCTCGTCGATCGGTTTGCTCGCCTCGAGCGTCGGCCGGGTCGGAACGAACGCGGCAACCTCGACGGGCAAGGTGCGCGGGCTCCGGGGCGCCCTCGGCGCGCTGCCGGAGACGGTCGCGATCACGCTCGCCGTCGACCTTGTCATGAGCGCGCACACGACCGCGCACGGTCTGCACCGCTACAGCGGCAGCCAGGGCTGGGCGAACCTCTGGCACGACCTCGGCCACCCGGTGCGGCTGTTCCAGAACCTCACAGGACGCGGAGGCGGAGGCGGCGGCGCCGCGGCGGCCGGCGGACGCGCACGCGCCCGCGGCTGGCTGACCGGGGGTGTGCCGCTGCCGCCGCTCGGCTGGCTGCCGAGCGGCGTCAGCGTCCCGACCCTGACCAGGCCGACCCTGTCGGCGGCGCAGCAACGGATGATCGGCCTCGCCGGCACCCCGAGCCTGGCCGCTCTGAAGGCGCAGCGCGGCTACGACCTACGTGCGATCGAGTTCCTCAACAAGCGGTTCCGGGAGGGCCGCGTCGACGCGAAGAAATACACCGAGCAGATGGTCAACCTGAAGAACGATCTCGCCGGCGTCAACGACCAGATCCGGTCGATGACGAAAGAGACCGAGAAAGCCCACAAGGCCGCCAAGGCCCGTACTGCGACCGGCGGCGCCGCGGGCGCGTTTGCAGGTGCGGCCCGCGGCGGCGGCGCCCCGGGGCTGCTGCCCAGCTTCGCCGTCCCGGCCCGGCTGCAGCTCGCCCAGGCCCGCGCCGAAGCATTGGGCCTCAACCTGCGGCCGATCCTGCTCAGGATGCGAGCCGCCGCCTACCGGGCTTTGCATTCGGGCCGGCTCGCGGTTCAGGCGCAGACCGACGCCTGGAACGCGATCACGGCGATCAACGACCAGCTGAAGCAGGGAGCCGACAAGGCCGCCCGGGCGCAGCGGCGAGGCGCGATGCGTCTCAGCCGTGCCGCCGGCGCCGAGTATCAGTTCGTGACCGCCGCCCCCGGCCCCCGCATTCACATCGAGCACTTCTACAGCGCCGCCTCGAGCCCGCGGGCGTTGGAGCAGGAGCTCGCCCGGCGGGCCAAGGCGAGGGCGCACGTCCGTCGGGGTGCGAGATAGCCTCCCCGACCGGCCCGACCGGCAGGTTCCACCTCGCGTTCAACCAGCCGAGCCTGACCTGGTCGCCGACGTGGACCCGGATCGACAGCTACTCGAGCCTTGTCACGAGCTACACGATCGACCGGGGCCGGCAGTACGAGCTCGACCGCACCGACGTCGGCCGCGCCGTCGTCCAGATCGCCGACCGCGACGGAATCCTCGACCCGACCAACCCCGGCGGCCCCTTCTACGGCCAGATCGAACCTTTGCTGCAAGCGTTGATCTGCCGCCGCAACCCCGTCACCGGCGACTGGTACACAAGGTTCCGCGGCTTCGTCGAGGAGATGGACTACAGCTTCGACCCCTCGCAGCAGGTCAACCGGCTCGAGCTCAGCCTGGTCGACATCTTCGAGTTCATCGCCGCGATCGAGCTGTTTCCCGGCTACGCCGGTATCACGCCGCCCGACCCTGACAGCGCCGACCAGGTCTACTACCCCGGCGGCACCGACGCGGGCGGCCCCTACCCGATGGACGTCCGCATCAACCAGATCCTCGACGACACGATCGGGCCCGTCGCGAAAGCCGATTACACCGTCGTTTTCACAGGAAACGTCAACCTGCACCCGACGACCATCAGCCCCGGCGAGTCGGCCATGGACGCGATCCAAGAGGCCGCAGAAGCGGAATGGCCCGGCGTCAGCAACGTCTACACCGACAGGCTCGGCCGGCTCGCCGTCCACGGCCGGCTGGCGAAGTTCGACCCGGCCGGTGTCCTCGCCGGCGCCGCCCCGGGCGCCTGGGACTGGCACAGCTTCAAAGCCGGCGACGGCACCATCGTCGCGTCCGACCCGGCCCACTACGCCCACATCAGACGGTTCGCGTTCAACCGCGGCCTCGCCAAGATCATCAACTCGGCCTTCGCGACGCCGCAGCGCCGCGACTCCCAACTGACCGGCCCGGAAATGGCCGGCCAGTACATCAGCAACAGCAGCTCGATCGCCGAGTTCGGGATCCGGTCCTGGTCGGCGCAGGACCTGCTCACCTTCGAAGGCGTGATCGACTCGAGCACCGACCTCGTCGAGACGAAACGGTTCGCGACCTACTACGTCCAGAACTACGCGTTCCCGCAGAACAGGGTCACCGAGATCGGGTTTCGCAGCATGGATCCGGCCGCGGCCGGCGCGAGCGAGAACTGGCGGCTCCTCTCGCTCGTCGACATCAGCGACGAGGTATTGGTGACGGTCGAGTCGCCCGGCGGCGGCTTCTTCGCCGACGAGCCGTACTACGTTGAGGGTGTCCACGAGCAGGTCGGCCCGTTGGTGCCGGACTACGACGACGTGACGCTGACGTTGGACTTGTCGCCGCAGGCGTTCTTCCCGCCGCCCGGCGACCCCAACAACCCGTTCCCGTGAAACAGCGGCCGATCATCCACGGCCGCGACCACGCCTGCGGCGGCGCCGACCCGATCCCCGGCATCTGCGACCTGTTCCCGTCGACCAGCGGCAACTACCCCGCCGACATCCTCGCCGGCACCGACCTGCGCGGC